GACCAAGCCCGCCAAGGTCGGCAAGTAATGGCAAGGTCACTCGCCCTCGCCAAGAAGGCTCCCAAGGCTCCCGGCGTCGGTGCCCCTAAATCCTACGGTCTGAGCGCCCCCATCGATCCGACAACCCCGGATTACGATAGGCAGGTCTCGGAACTGATGAAGGAAGGCTACGAATACAGCGAAGCCACAAAGATCGTGGACGAACAGTTCAAAGTCGAACCTCTGGCCTTCAGGAAGGGCGGTCTGGTCGGCTCCAAACCGAAGCCGAAGGCCAAGGTTAAGCCGAAGGCCAAGCCCAAAGGTAAGAAATAATGGCTCAAGACCCGAAAAAGCGTAATTACGCCAAAGAGTACGCGGAGTACCAAGGCACTCCTGAGCAAATCGCTAACCGCTCGTCGCGCAATAAAGCGCGGCGGGTGATGGTGAAGGCCGGTAAAGCTAAACCTGGGGATGGTAAAGATGTCGATCACATTAATTCGGACCCTAAGAACAATTCGCCGGATAATCTCCGTGTTACTTCGGTTAAATTCAACCGTGGATGGGAAGCCCGCGAAGGAAAAGCGAAACCAAAAGGCAAAAAGTGATGGCGAAGCGTGAATTAACCGAGAAGCAGACCCGTTTTCTTGAGGTTTTGACCGAAAATGGCGACGGTGACTTCCGCGCGGCCATGGACGAGGCTGGTTATTCGTCCACTACCCCTGTTTCCCACGTCATTTCGGCCCTGAACGACGAAATCATTGAGCTTACCAAGAACATTCTGGCGATGAACGGCCCGAAAGCGGCCCGAAGCATCGTCGGCGTCATGACTTCGCCTGAAGATATGGGCGCTAAGAACAAGCTGGCCGCCGCAATGACCATTCTGGACCGTGTTGGAGTCTCCAAGAAGGAACAGATCGAGGTAACCGGCACCGCTGTAAGCGGTATTTTCATCCTCCCGCCCAAAGACAAGCCTGCCAATGACTAAGGAATACACCTACAAGGTCAAGCGTGGACGCACAATCCCGTATGGCTACAAGCTGTGTGAGGACGATCCGGAACTACTGGAGCCGATCCCTGCCGAACTGGATGCTTTGCGCGAGGCGTTGAAGTACCTGAAGAACGGACACCCCTACCGAGAGGTAGCTACGTGGCTTAGTAAGAAGACAGGGCGCAGTATTTCGCACGTCGGCTTACGTAAGATTGCTCTAAAACGTAAGAAAACCCTTGACCGACGAACTGCCCCCACCCCGGAAACGTCTTCGCCAGAAGCCGGCGAGTGATGCCAAAGCCAGTGTGTCTTCGAAAAAGGCAGCGGCTAAGAAAACGATTGCTAAAGCGAAGAGAGACATTGCCAAGGCTGAAGCCAGACTTGAGGACGCCGCCGCTATTGAAGCCGCAGTCCTCGACGGCTCTAAGACTACAGTGGTTGAAGCTGATAAGCTGGAAGCTGCTGGCTCGGCTGTTCAGTCTCTTATCGAGCAGGAACGCGAAGTAATCTTCAAGCCGAATAACGGCCCGCAGACGGAATTCCTTGCCGCTACGGAGACTGAAGTGTTCTTCGGCGGTGCTCGTGGCGGCGGAAAGTCTTACGCTACTCTGGCCGATCCTCTCCGTTACTGCCATCGTCCCGCTCACCGCGCCTTGATCCTTCGCCGTACCATGCCTGAGCTACGCGACATGATCGCCAAGTCTCAGCAAATGTACTCCAAGGCTTTTCCTGGCGCACGCTGGCGCGACCAAGACAAGGAATGGCGCTTCCCGAGTGGTGCCCGAATTGAATTCGGTTACGCCGAAAACACACAGGACGCTCTCCGTTACCAGGGACAGAGCTACACGGCTATCTACGTTGATGAGCTACCGCAATATCCTTCGCCGGATGTCTGGAACTTCCTGCGTTCGTCTCTCCGTTCAGTCGATCCTGAAATCCCCGCAGTCATGCGGGCTACCGGCAACCCCGGAAACGTCGGCTCCCCTTGGGTCAAGGCGATGTTTATTGATCGATCCGGCCCCTGCTGGAGAGCCGTTTCACGAGACGATCAAGATCCACCACCCGATCAAGGGTCCGATCATCAAGAAGATCAGCCGTCGTTACATCCCGTCGTCGGTATTCGACAATCCTTACCTGACCTATGACGACAGCTATGTTGCGATGCTGGCTTCCTTGCCTGAGATACAGCGCCGCCAGTTCCTTGAAGGCGATTGGGATGCCTTCGATAATGCTGCGTTCTCGGAGTTCCGCCGTGATGTGCATGTCGTGCAGCCTTTCGAGATACCTCTAGGCTGGATGAAGTTCCGTGCGTGCGATTGGGGCTATAGACAGCCGGCTTGTTGTCTATGGTTCGCCATGTCTCCGGATGGAGACCTCTATGTATATAGGGAACTATATGTCACTCAGCACACCGCAGAGGAATTCGCGGATAAGGTGCTAGACCTAGAGTTCGGGGAGGCGGTCCGCTATGGGGTTCTGGACGTATCCGCATGGGCGAACAGGGGTGAGAACAGCCCGTCCGTCGCTGAGACTATGATTAAGCGCGGGTGCAAGTGGCGTCCGTCCGACAGGTCACCCCGCAGCCGTACGAACGGCTGGATGGAGCTTCACAGACGCCTATCCATCCATGAAGGTGACCAGACGGGTATCTATTTCTTCTCCCATTGCGCCAACCTGATCCGGACTCTCCCATTGATGCCAGTCGATGCGAATAATCCGGAGGACATTGACACCAAGGCGGAAGACCACGCTGTAGACGCTCTGCGGTATGGGATCATGTCACGCCCGATGACGGCACCTCTCCATTACGACAATCGTAATCACTCCCGGTCGGCTGACTTCGTGCCCGCCGATAACAGCTTTGGATACTAAGGATTTATTATGAGCTTCAGCATTTATCTGGCGAAGGCCGTGCTCGACCATGTTTTCGGTAAAGCGGCCTATTCCGCGCCGACGCTGTACATTGGCCTGTCCTCGGCCAATCCTACCGAAGCTGGCAACGCTGCCGTGGAACCTGCCGGTGGTTCGGGCTATGCCCGCCAGTCCGCTCCGGCCTCGTCCTGGGCGTCCGCGACCTCTGCCGATCCTGCCGTTATCACCAATACGGTAGCGATCACGTTCCCGATTGCCTCGGCAACCTATCTGTCCGGTGTCAACCTGACCCATTTCGTCCTGTTCGATGCCATAACAGGTGGAAACGTCCTGGCGTCCGGTGCTCTCGATGTCGCCAAGCCCATTCTACAGGACGACACTGCGTATTTCCCGATTGGTACTATGGCCTATGATGCCGCCAGTTCGATCTACGATGTCTCTATATGGGACGCCGTAATCATTACCGGAACTGACGCTTCCCTGAGCGGCCACAGTGCAAGGCTCGGGAAGCTGATTTCCTTCAGCGGTTCAGCCGCTTCCGTCTCGACCGTCCAGACTGCACTGACCATTCCGAAGCGGCCAACCCGCTTCACGGCCCTGTCCAGCACCATTTCCGCCGTTCAGACCAGATTGTACCGCGACGCGGCTGCTTCGGCACGCGGACCCGGCTGCGGACACGGCATTTCGGGCGGTTCGGGAGCCATTCACGTCCTCAAGCCGGGGTATGTCCCGTCTTTGGGCCAAGTAATACCGGGTTATATCTCATTTAACCTGCATATGCGTACTTAAGGCAGACAAATAGTGGCACTCGTTGAAAGAATTGAACAGGATACGTCTGCACAGTCTGACTTGACCGTTGCACTTGAGGACGTTCGAAATCAGAATGAACTGGACGCAGAGAGCTTCAAGTATCATGGACTTGTCGCCCATATCCGCGAGCGTTTTCAGCGCGCAAGTGTTGCCCGCATGGGTGATGAGACCCGTTGGCTTCGTGCGTACCGCAATTACCGTGGCATCTACGGTGCCGACGTTCAGTTTACTGAGACTGAAAAGAGCCAAGTCTTCATCAAGGCGACCAAGACTAAGGTTCTGGCTGCGTATGCTCAGATTATTGACGTTCTGTTTGCTGGTGGCCGTTTTCCACTCGGCATTGAGCCAACTACTCTCCCCGAAGGGGTAGCGGAGTCGGTCCATATCGATCCGCAGGCACCGAAGGATAAGGCTCCCGAAGAGTCCGATCCGATGGATGTCTATGGTTGGGACGGTGACGGCAAGGATATCAAGCCGGGCATGACGCTGAAGGATCTTCTTGGCCCGCTCAAGGACGAACTGGAGTCTCTGGACGTAAAGGAAGGCCCAGGCAAGACACCTTCCGCCATCACGTTCAATCCGGCCATGGTCGCGGCCAAGAAGATGCAGAAGAAGATTTGGGATCAGCTAGACGAAAGCAACGCTCCCAAGCATCTGCGTTTTGTCGCTCTGGAAATGGCTCTGCTTGGTGCTGGTGCTCTAAAGGGACCGTTCACCGCAGACAAGACTTACCCGAAATGGGAAGAGGATGGTTCTTACAATCCTATAGTCAAGCCGATGCCGAAGGTTGAAGCTGTTTCGATCTGGAACCTGTATCCCGATCCTGACGCAATCAACATGGACGAGGCTGAATGGATCATCGAGCGCCACAAGTTGTCGCGTTCTCAGCTTCGTGCCCTCAAGAAGCGTCCCTACTTCCGGTCCAAGGCAATCGACATCTGTGTTCAGGATGGCTTCTCGTATACTAAGCAGTGGTGGGAAGACAGCCTGCGGGATGGCGAGTACCTTCAAGACCCTGAGCGTCATGAAGTGCTGGAATATTGGGGTGTCGTTAGCCGAGACTTCGCGGAAGAGAACGGCCTTGACGTTCCGGAAGAACTGGATCATCTGGACGAAGTACAGATTAACGCCTGGATTTGCGGCGGCGAGATTATCCGTCTTGTCCTCAACCCCTTTACTCCGGCGCGCATCCCGTACTGTGTCGCTCCGATGGAGCATTCAGCATACGGCTTCTTCGGCGTCGGTGTTGCCGAGAACATGGATGATGTTCAGGGCATTCTGAACGGCTTCCTGCGTCTGTCCATTGATAACGCGGTCCTCTCGGGCAACTGCATCTTCGAGATTGACGAGACTTACCTTGCTCCAGGGCAGGACTTGAAGATTTATCCTGGCAAAGTCTTCCGCCGTAACGGTGGGCAGCCCGGCCAGACTTTGTATAGCCAGAAGATCCAGAACGTCACCCAGGAAACCCTGATGATGTTCGACAAGGCTAGACAGCTTGCCGACGAAGTAACCGGCATCCCGTCGTACAGTCACGGCACGAACCTTCCCGGCTCCGGAATGACCAGAACGGCTTCCGGCATGTCCATGCTGATGGGTGCTTCTGCTGGTAACATCAAGTCTATCGTCAAGAACCTCGATGATTACCTTCTCGGTCCTATCGGTAAAGCATTGTTTGCTTGGAATATGCAGTTCGACTTCGACCCTGAGTGCAATGGCGATCTTGAAGTCAAGGCTCTTGGTACCGAAAGCCTGCTGAAGAACGAAATCCGCTCTCAGCGTCTTACGACGTTCTTGCAGGTCGGAAGTAATCCGGCTCTGGCTCCGTTTATTAAGTTCCCGTACATTGTCCGTGAGATTGCGGAGTCTTTGGAACTCGACGCCGATAAGGCCGTCAACAATCCGGACGAGGCGCAGCTACAGGCAATGTTGATGCAGAGCATGGGCGCGCAACCGATCCAGCAACAAATGGCTGGCACGGTTTCTCCGGGTGTCGGTGGTGCTCCGGGTGGCGCTCCTGCCGACCCTACGGGTGCTGGCGGCGGCACGATGGGTACAGGTGGTGCCCCAGGACCGGGCGCAGCCGGGTTCAGCGCAAATAACGGCGAAGGCGTCAAGCCGAGTCAATCAGCATGACGCCAGACTTAGCGAGGAAATTAGTTCCTCTCGCCCAGGACTCGACTACCGCGCTACTCGCGCGGTACGTCGAATACCGTATTGAGCTTGCGCATAAAGAGCTAGAGGCAGCGTCAGACCTTCGAACGGTAGGACTGGCTCAGGGCAGGATCGTTGAGCTTAAGAAGCTGCTCGGTCTGCAAGATGACATTAGAGCGAGAGCGAAAGAGCAAAATGGCTGACGAAAATAAAAAGCAGGGTTTTGATGGCATAGTCTCTCTTGACCGTTACCCGACGCGCGAAGACGTAGAGGCTATGGAGTCTCTTGGACTGTTCAAAGGTACCAAGCTGGAGAAGGCGCAGTATCCAATCAAGGCGGCGGCTCTGGCGTCCAGTCTAATGGGTGGGCCGGCTCGTGCTGGGTTTGACTCCGAAAGGATCTTCACCAAGGAAGGTCTGCGGAAAGAAGGTCTTGGCGGCGCGTATTATCCGGAGAAGGATTATATCGTTGTCGATCCCGAGTCCGTTTCTTCCGTTACACATGAGTCCGTCCATCGCGGCCTGAAGCGGATGACCGATGACG